ATTTTTTGCCTGCGACATGAAGTTGGTCGTTGGTGCCTTGTACCTTGTCCTCTCCAATGTAGAGTGGGTATTGCGTTCCATTGAATGTCCACATGATGATTCCAGCGTCGGGTCTGATGGATACTCTTGCATCAATGGTTGCAGTGTTTGAAGTGTCATCGATGATATGTTTTGGGTTTCGCATATGCCTAGCAAGGTCTTCTAGTGAAACCTTTTTTAGGTATTGAATGGAACCGCCATGTGGCGCAATGAGCGCGCGTGCGCGTTCAAGAAGGGGGTCGATGATGGTCTTGAGGTTTCCCTCGCTGACGTTAGAGTCATCGACAAGTGTGCGTCCGTCCTGATGCATGGCGAGATGCCTGTTGCTGAGTCCAGCAGATTGGTTGATGGCAGGTTGAGCAACAATAGTATTGATTTGTTCTGCCATGGTGAATAATGTGCGTAAGTGTCGTAATCGAATTGGATATAACGTTGTTTGTGTATGATGCGGCAGGGTAGGTTAATTAATTTATGTCAATTCTTTTTTTTTATGAGGTATGAAGTGTATTTTAGAAATATAATAATGTATGTTTATAGTAAGTATGACAACAGTAAAAAGGCGTAATAGGTTATCTAAGAGTAAGAGACCGTCTAAGAAGTACCTGAAAAGGGTCTCATTAAAATCAAAGAGACCTACGAAGCGCAAGAAGGTGAAGCGTACCCGTCGAAGTCAAAGAGGTGGTGTGAGTGAACGCGAATCGGCAAAAGATGCTATATCATCTATGCGTGCGTCGCAGACGTACAACAGCAATGTATTCAATGCTCGTATTAAGGGTTCTATTCCTGTAAAGAACACACCCAATTGTAGGCATTCAACATCTATTAAGCAGTATTTGATTTCCATTGGATATAACGATAACGATGGTAGCCCCGCTATAATGAGTGTGGTGCGGTCATTGTCCAAACTAAGCATTGAAGAAGTTAACACAATGAGTAAAAATGAGATAGATAAACACTACTCTGCATGGAGGTTAGCAGAGGCTGTGCGTCGCAAAGAGTTGCGATTACTTAAAAAGCAAGGTGTATCTGTAGTGCGAACCGTCAAATCCAAGAAGGTGAGACCAGTTGTTCCTTCAGAACCTAGACCTACCTCCAGAACCATGCAAATAAGTTCGAATAATGAATCGACTGCTGCGTATGATGCCGCAATAGCGATGATGGAACTCGATAAAGAAATCGATGAAGAGATCGATGCGGATGCGATACGTGTTATGCATGAGTGTGAGTTTGATACTGCTGAAGAGATGGGTTACACTGACCCCCCGCCCACGATTACTGCGGATACTATACCGCCTGGGTTTACGCCCGTAAAGGTAAAACCGAATAATAATAAGTCCAATCCCAATCCCAATCCCAATCCCAAATCTCTTTTTGATGCTGCACCATCACAGGCTGGTGATGATGAGTTCATGCGTTTTATGGATATGGATATGGAGCAGGACATGTAGGATATGTATATAGGCGCGCGCCCCGAGTAGGAAGTCGAGTAAAAGTAAACCTTAACAATCCAGAATTGAACGTATACGTTTATGTGTTGAAGATACATAAACGTAATTAAACAAGCATGCGTACCCATCTGGTTCAAGTAACTCCTGACTTGGAGATAAGTTATGACGTGGGTCAGAGTGCGCAAGAGAACCACGATATGATCGACGCCGCCGCCCCCACGGATTTATGGTTTCATGTGACGGGTCGTCCGTCGTGTCATGTGATCGCGCATGTTCCTGAAGAGGTGTTGGATATGCCGTCGAAGGTGCGGCGTGCTGTGCTGCGTAAGATTACGACCCAAGGCGCAGTGTTGTGCAAGCGGTTCTCCAAGTATGTTTCTGAGAAGCGTTTGAGTTTGGACGTGGCCCGTGTATCTGGCGTGGAGAAAAGTTCAGTTCCAGGGTCAGTTGTGGTAAATGGTGAATCGCAAACGGTGATTATCTAGTTGATAAAATAAAAAGTGATAGTAGTTAGTTATAAGATGTTACATGTATAATTGTTTCTATTCTGTCTCTGCTAGTTATTGGGACCAACCTGCATTCGCTGGGTCGTGCATATCGTGAAGTGATAGTAGTGTCATGGCTGCGATGAGTTCATCTTCTCTGAGCATTTTGTTTTGTTGATTATTTTGAGTTTGGGATCTGGTTTTTATCTGCGAGTTCGTTTGCAGTGCTGTAGCCAGCATCGCATGCGTGTGCGTGTGCGTTGCGACGGGTGCGTTGGCATTCGCCATTCTTGTCTGAGAGCGTGTGGAAACCATGATAATGTTGTAGGGTGATTGCATAGTATGTCATATGTATAAGTAATTCAATTCTTTTTATGTGTGTCTTCAATGAGTGTGCAGTATTCTTCTGCTGATAGTCGTCTCTTGTTGATTGCTATGCATCGCATAACGGTTTCTGCGTCTGTTTCGTCTGGGTCGTATCCGTATGCTTGGTAGAATTGTTCTTGCATGTCGTCGTCATCCCATAGAATGCGCTTCGCGTCGTGGTCGGGTGTGCCACGATGCTCATCTATTCTGTGTTCCCATAATGGTGCGCGATATGCATAATATTCCCAGTGCTGTCGGAATGCGGTGCGCATGGCATCGCTGGCTCCCTCAATGCGAGTCGATTCATCATGTATGGGTGTATCGTATGGACAGAATGATAGTTCGTCTGACATGGATATGGTTGTTTGTGTCTGTAGAGTTTTGACTGCGGAATGAGTGTGTGTATATGGGTCTTGGTCTTGTGGTTGTATGTTAGATGGTGGTACAAAGAGTGCCTTTCCCATTTTTTGTTTGGTTGCGTATGCTGCAATGAGTGCGGTGCGTGCGGCGCGTTCAATATCGATGGGTATGTGTATGTTACCTCCTGTAATTTTGATTGGATTTTTGCGCAGTTTGTCTAGGTTTCTGAATAGGGTTGCAATTTTTTTGCAGTTAGTGGGTTTAATTTGGTCTCCCGCGATATGTGTGATGACGTGTTCGACGGTGGTTGTGTCCATGATATCAGTATCAGGGATGTCAGTGTGTCCAAAGAATGAAGGTTGGCTGGAAGAGTTGGTTGCGTCATTTTGTGAACGCATTCCTTCGCGTAATACATCGGATGTAAATGGTCGTATCATAAGGTTGTTTACAATATCATTGAATGCGTTTATGACCTCAGTTTCCGTGTTGTCATCTGTTCGTATTCTGTTTGTTTGTTTGAGTAGATAGTTATAGAACTCTGGATTAAGTGGGAAGTAGTATGTGATATAAATATTCAGTATGAGAGTGATAAGCATATCAGTGAGTTGAGATTGTATGAGTTCTTGTATCCAGAATATTGTTTTTTCCTTGTTTTTTAGCAATATATTGGTTGCGATTGCTTGATGAACATCTTCTGCGGAATATAGATATTGTGTGAATACAAAGTCTGGTCCCAGTTCATTGTCCATGGTGTCTTCGTGTGTCTGTTCGGTAGGGATATTTATTTGTTCCATACTGTTTGTATAAGTGTAATGCTATGGGTTTAACTGTAACTATTAATTCAATTTATTATCACATGCTAAAGTATAACATGCCCAGTAATAACCCTTGGATTTTGCACATGGCTGCTACCCGTAAACTTAATCCCAATGCTGAGTTTAAGGAGATTGCTAAGATCGCAAAGAAGACATATAAGGCAGTATCTGGCGTAGTGACAAAGACAAGTGCTAAAAAGAGTAGGAAGGCCAAGAAGGGAACTGCCAAGAAGACTAAGAAGGCCAAGAAGGGTAAGAAGGCCAAGAAGGGAACTGCCAAGAAGACTAAGAAGTCCAAGAAAGGTAAAAAGTAAAGTATTATTTGTAATGTTAATATCGCGTAGAATATCTCTGCGGTACTAACAATAGGCTGTTATCTCGTATGAATCATCCTTTTGATTTTTCTACGTATTCTATCCGAACGCAAGTGTATTTAGATTCGCAAACGGGCGAATACAGTACTATTTTAGCAGTAGACCGTATGCCAACGGAGAGGACACCCTTTCGTGATATGGTGCGTATGTTGCGTATGCCTCCACTGTCTCGTCACTCTGGTGGTATATCCAATCCTTGTTTGAGACAAGGATTGTATGCATTGACAATGGGTGCCGATGCACATTTGTTTGGTCGATTTTCGGACAATAGCCCTTATATGGGTATAAATGATCTACCAGTTCTTATTACGTTATTATCTCGTTGGGGATATCGAGTAGATACAAGTATGAACTCTATCATTTCACGTATCAATCCGCGTCAAACAATGATGTCTGGAGATGGTATTGTTTGTTACATTAGTATAGGCGACCATGGTAGTCTGGTAACGTCAACTCAAAATTGAATTGTTTGTATGCGGAATAGAATACGTATAATCATCTATCTAAACTACAGCGAGTTGCACAAATGCCTCCACGTCTGATTGTAAAGAAGCGTCCAGATCCAGAACCGACTGTGTCCGTTTCTGAGGATTTGTCATGTGTCGAGGTTTCTAACCCAACGGTAAAGAGGTTAGTAAAACGTGTGATAAAAAAGAAAAGGGTTATTTCCTCAGAGTCAGCAGAGCCAGAGCCAGAGCCAGAGCCAGAGCCAGTGATATTACAAAAAGACCCTATCGATGTTTATATGTCCTCGCTAAATGATTCTGATCGATTGGTTATGGATATTGCAAAAGACCATTTGGGAACGTCATTCTGTATGGAAAAGAGTGTCGGGTTTGTGGAGTTCTTGGCATCACAAAGGTGATATGACTGATTAGAAAAATATTGTATTGTTATGACAATATTTTTTCACGTGTGTAGGTATTTAGTGGTGACGACGGCTCTTTCTGGACTTTCTGGACTTTCTGGACTTTCTAGATTTTTTAGATTTTTTAGACTTTCTGGAGTGCTTCTTGGTGCGTCTTTTCCCTCCGGTAAACTGTGCAGGGTCGTTCGTACAAAACGATCCAATCCCAGCATATTTTCCCTGTCTTCTCAATTTCGCACAAGACTTAGCCCCCCCTCTATGATGACGTTTGCTACGAGACGTTCTGTTCTTGCGACAGTGTGTGCGTCCGTTTTTCTTGCGGACAACGCGACATCCTCTGACTTTACGACATTTGCGTGTGTGTTTTCCAATACAAAGGCTCTTTCCCATAGTCTATATAATTAGTAAAGAAAACAAATTATTTGTTGGTCATTTGTTTTTTAAACTCCGCGAAAGTCATTGTGCTATTTTTATTGTGTATTACCTTTTCTGTTGATGGTTTACGTAGAACGTTCATATCAGTCATTCTTCCAACACAAATAAATCGTGTGTCGATAATGTCTGTTTCATGTGGATTTTTTACGTTATTAGAGTTCTCTACCTTTGTCTTGGTGTATGTAGCGCTTTTGAGTTTCGCAAACCGTGCACCTATTTTTTGACTATGTATTCCTCCAGTGGTAGTTTTTTTTTTGGTTTCGTTTTTTTTTGCATTAGGGTCGGTAGGTGGTTCTACGTCACGACGTTGTAATAGGTGCCACGCATGAAACTGTAATGCGTATTTTTTTGCAACAACATTGAGCATGTTAGTAGGTACAGAAGTGTTCGCGTAATAGATGAATGCCGCTCTTTCTTCATCGTATGCCATGGCAACAGAACCTGCTGGTGTATTTTCTAATACGGTACGGTCTATGATGGGAGTATTATGTGATGATTCTGTATTGCCTATTTTTTTTAGTTTCAGTTGTTCTAGTTGTTCTGTGTATTTTGTTAGGTATGCTTCTGTTTTCGTGGGTTTCTTTTTTGACGGCGGATATTTAGAAAAGAAAGAGAATGTGAATACATTGGACATCCGCGTGTATAACCCTCTAGAGATTGTAGAGAATGATTGTGACAACATACCTATCGGTCTGTCTATAACTCGGAAAAAATACATGACCATGAAGGGAAAATATGATAGAGTGTTAATGATAGGTGAAATAGTATAGGATGGTGCGTGTTCATCGTCGTCCATAGGTAAGTTACTAAAGTAGGCTACAATATATACAGAGTTCTTACGACTAAAGCATGGTTCGACGCAAGTTCATGAGGCTGTCTATTTCGCTAGACATGTCGGCGCAGTCAATCACTTCGTAATCGTTACATACCGCCTCGGGATGTAACACCACGAGTCGCAGATTGCGTACGGTCTTACCGTATTTGCTTTCGAGTATGTACTTGTATGTGTTTAGTTGTAGACTGTAGTGCCAGTAGTTCGTGTTGTCTACATGTGCAATGCATGCTGTTGTTGCTGTGTCGCCAAAGTTGTTTGCATAAGATATGTCTTTGGCGCGTTTCCAGTCGTAAATGTCTAGGGTTCCGTCCTCGTTTTGGTATACCATGTCAACGGAACCTGCTAGTTTGAGGTCTTCGTCGTATACCATCCATTCTGTGCGGTATGGGGTTTTGTCGCGACATTCTTCTGCAACGAAATGCATGAAGTAGTCCCATTCTACTGTGTCGTTAGATATGGCACAATCTCCTTCGTGTTTGTCTTCGTTGTATGAGTCGATGAGCATTTCGTGGTCGGTGGCAACGAGTTTGTCATCCTCGTCGACAAGATATTGGTTCATAAAGCATTCAATATCGAGATGTAGTTTGGTTCCCGCTTTGCTTGCGGTAGCACCGTTATCATTCCATAGTTTTTTGATTTGCGTTGGCGTCATTCCCCAGTATTTGTTGTCTTCGTTCCAGTTTTTTCCTGCCATCATTTTTCGAATGATGAGATCTGCGTTGAATGATGGGAAGTGTGAGTGGTTCCATTTGGTGACGCTCATGTATTTGGATTTTGTGTCGTTGGTGATGGTGTATTTGTGCCATTTTTCTTCGAATTGTAAGAACTTGTCTCTCTTGTGTGGGTTACGCTTCTTAAGTACATCAATAAAGGATGGTGGAGATGGGTCCTCCTTAGATGCTGTTGTCAAAAACTTATCCATGACTATTGTCTTGTGTATGGGTAGTATATACCATATGTGTATTGTATCTAAGCAATATAGGAAGCATTGATTTCAATTCTATTTATATGATAATAATTATGAATTATATAGTTGGTTCGGGTATAAATTGTCCATTAACATCGGTCATGGTTGATTCTATAACTCCTTTATCTTTTCTCTCTGCTATGATAAGAAAGGATACTCTTGCATCTGAATGTTCGTTTTTGCATTTGATATGTAGAATGTTTCCGTGTTCATTTTCAGTGTCTATTGAACCTCTAACTGGGTCCCAATCGCTCTCATTGGTTACAAATATGGATGGATTTTTACACAGGCTTGCGAATGTTCCCTGTGTCATATGAAACAACTTATCGATGTTTACGTATGCATCTCCGTCAGCGAGTGTGACTGTGTCACGGTACATGAGGTCGAGTCGCGGTGCTTCTACACTAGCGTGTTTAAGTGTGCGCCCCATTTCTCCCATGTCTTCAAGTGGGTGTTCTATAGTAAAGTTTTTCGCCAGCCCTGTGATGGTTCCGCTGGTGATGACATTGGTTACGTAGTTGTTTCCCAGTCTGATCGTGTTAGAAGATTCCACGCGTGCGCCCGCTCCAATGGCGGTGCTGTTGGTGAGTGATGGGTTAGTGACGTCTGCGCCCGCTCCGATTGCGGTGTTATGCGATCCTAGAACGTTGTATGCTAGAGACTGTAGTCCAAGTGCGGTATTGTAATTACCATGAACGTTATTAATTAGCGATTCGTATCCGAGTCCACTGTTTGCGTATCCAGTGGTGGTTTTCATGAGTACGCGTTTTCCCATAGCTACGTTATATTTTGCATTTTCTTGAACTGCGTTCAAGTTATCCGTGCCAACAGAAGTGTTTTCTAGTTCATCGGTGATGAGTGATGTATTAATACCATCTGTTCCATTTGTTCCGTCTACACCATCTACCCCAGGTTGTCCTTCTGGTCCTATCAAGTGTTCCCAAGACGGATGACATTCATTTGCATGTATGTGATTTACTGATCCATAATTGTTTACCGCAGCAGTTCCAGTGGAACTGCATGGTGCAGTTTTCAGAATGGTTCCGTCGGCAAAATGTACTCCTCCTACCTGCAAGAGGGAACTACCCGATAGGTCAATATGACTGTTCATCGAAGAACGTGTGTTTGTGTTACCAGTTGTTCCAGTAACAACTTGTGCTGCATTAACGGTCTGATTTGCCCCCGTAATATTATGTTTGCTATTGTATGCTAATCCTCCAAATTGTTTGAATGATGACATTATGTGTGTAGTTGTTCGTATATATACTACATACATAAATAATGAAAGCCACTTACGAGGATCGAACTCGTGGCCTACACCTTACGAAGGTGTTGCTCTACCACTGAGCTAAAATGGCAGAAATGTATTCTTGTTCACACAGTGTATAGCCTATATTATACAATAGATAAGCCACCTATGAGGATTGAACTCATGACCTACACCTTACAAGGGTGTCGCTCTACCACTGAGCTAAGATGGCTGATGGCTGATAGTGTGTGAATGATGTATTATTCATCTGCTGTAACATAATATATATATAGCCACCTATGAGGTTCGAACTCATGACCTACACCTTACTAAGGTGTTGCTCTACCACTGAGCTAAGGCGGCCGATAGTTATAGCGTATGTATGAATAGTGAATACACAAATACTATTATAGGTATCTCTATAAGTTGTTTTGTATATGAATTATTATAGTATTATTATTCCGAAATACTGAAACTTTTAAGATATTCGTGAAATGAATTTTTTATCTTTTTGGATTTCCTTTTGCGTTTTCGAGGTTTTCTTTTTTTTGTTTTTTCTAATGGTGGAACAGACATATCCCCCTTTGTGAAACTGACATCACTTGTCTTGTCGTCGTGGAACAACACTGGTAGACCGTCTAGTACTGGATCTTTCATCTGTTTGGGAGTTAACCTGTGTTTATTATTTTTGGAATGTTTTTTATTCGCCATGACAACGATGGTTGCTTGAACACATGTTGGTTTTCTAACCCTACGTGTATGTTGAAAGTTATGTCTTGGTACAATTTGTATCGTCGGCATGTTAGTGTACATGTCTAAAAGAAAAGAAATACTCGTTTGTGTCTTAGTGTTTTTTTGTTCCACATTTGGAACATCCGTCACCAGATTGAGAGTAGAGTATATCATTCATTGCTGTGTACATGCGAAATCGAGAGTTCGATGGTGTCATCATTTGAAATGAACTTGGGGATGTATACACATTTTTTGTATTAGGATTAGATTTTGCCTTAGTAGAGATAGAAAACTGCATACCGATTTTGTTGTTGCTGACTTTCATGTCTGAGTTATGTATACAGTACATACATATGAAAGTAAATAATAACGTACACTCACTGATTATCACATTTTAGTAGAGTATTATTCTTGTACCATTCTGGTGCACTGGTATAATTTATTGTGGTGCCACAATGATTGTTCATGTAAAAAGGGAATGGTTTGTCCTCGCCAGTTTTCACTAATTCTCTTGCGCGTAAACGGTTGATATAATCGCTAAACCCACCCACGGTTGTGGTGGGGGTTTGGTTGGTTCCCGCACTACATCCAGTGAGACGTTGCATGATATTATGAGTGGATGAAGGTTGATTTATGACGGGTCTACAAGAGGGTTTGTCTGTGGTTGGTATAGGTTGCGCGGTGCATCGTCCTTCTCTCTGGTTCTTTTCGTGGAATATGGGGATGACTCCCACGTTTTGTGTATGCTCTGATGATGTGAGATTCATAGTAGGTTGTGTCACAGCACTTGGATATGTGCCCTTGACCCACTTGTATTTTGTGGATATCATGGATTTGGTATTGCGTACCGATCTTTGGTATGCTTCAGCAGACGTAGCGCCAATTTCAGCCTTCACTAGAGGGAATGCCATGACAGGTGACATGGTTGCGTTTGTGACAAACCCTACGGGCATCGTGCCACGAAAGGGTGTTCTTACGCTGGAGTTGCGACTGGTCTTGCCTATGTATGATAGGGTTTTTGAACCACCGTTGATGGAAAATGTGCTATGATGATCACGATTGTGTGATACAGCCTCGGATTTTTTCTTTAATGTTTGAAGAGACATGCGTTCTATATATAGTACGCATAAATAAAATAGTTGTAAACGACCGTGTATCAGTAGGGTAGATAAATCATGTCAGTTTTTCACCGACGTCCTTAAACTGCATTGGATCCATGAGTTCCTCTACAAATTTGTTTATCTTATGTGGGTCAATAATTTTTGATTTCCTCATGCATCCACAGAATGGGAATAATCTTTTTTTTCTAATTTCCGCATTACGGATTTCTTGATAAAACATTTGGTCTATTACAGAGAATGCCGATTTGAGCGCAAGTATCTCGCGCATGTTGTCCTTTTTTTTCACAAATAGTCCTTTCAGTCGTTCAATGCGTTCATGCGCGGTTTCTAGATGTATGCCTGTGTCCTGTATTATCCCTGTAGTTGTACGAAGTTGTTCTATTTCTGAGCGATAGTTGATGTATCGTATTTCGTTCTTGACGTTCTTTAGCACGGTGATGATGCTCTTTCGGCGGTCTTCTATTTTTTTAATGATGGAAAATATATTAGTATGATAAATCACTGGATACCGCAGGCGCACGGCTTCTGGTATGACAAATCTGTTCATATCCTTGATCTCCATAATTTTTTTATCAAGTCCTGTCATTTTTTGCGCCATTTCCTCCATGAGATCTATATGACGAGTGTTTGTTGCTGACGGGTTTACAGCATTTTCCATTTCCGCCGTGGCACTGTATTCAAAATCACGAAACAATAGAACCGAACCAGATGCGAATTCCATGCTAGTTTGTAGTTTGTCGTATTGATGTGATGACATGGTGTGTGCCTCGGTCGCCGCGTCCAGTTTAAGGTAATTAACAATTCCTAACAGAACTCCAATAAAGGCGTTAAGGATAGCAAGGGATAATGAGCCCCATTCGTGATAATCGACTGCGCCTGCGAGAACGGTTGCGATGGCGGAGAGAATGATGGCTGGCAACATCAGATAGTTTAGTTGAGATGCGGTATGTGACTTTGATTCCATGTAGATAATCTTGTGACCTTTTAGGTAACTGGCCAGTATGTCGAGCGCAGACGAGTACCTGTGGTTAGGAGTGTTGTAGTATTTTTCTATTTTGCGCTCCACGTCGCGGAAGCCCAGTTTATGGAATCTAGGCGATAACGCCCCAATGGTGCTAGTGTTGGAATTATTTGTCCGCCGTCGATGACGATGTGGGTGAATGGTATTATCGGACGATTCGTCACTATTGGTATCACTCATATCGCTCGCACTTTCGGTTAAAAAATTACGCGATTGTTGTATTTCTGTAGGATAATCAGATGTGTTCGCGCCTGCTAACGGGTCGCGATAATCTCCTGAAGTTAAAGGGGAAGTATTTCTGTTGACATCGCCTAGTATTGGTATTTCCCCTATATCAATTACCAGATTGGGCTTATGTCGACTCTCTGGAAACATCTAGGTACTGTATATCAAATAGATAAAAAACCAGTAAATAAAATTGAATTAGACTACAATATACATCTAGATGGATAATAATAGTAATGTCATTGCGGTCAAAGACCTCCACATAATGAACTATCTTGCAAGAGCACCCATAATATATCCTCACGTAGCGGAAGAAATCTGCAACGAGTGTAAAGGTGATTGGGGCCAGTTTGTAGATATCGATACGACGTCTATGGTTATTCCAATGAACCCTAGAAAACAAAGAAAACAAAAATCGTGGGTACCCAAATGCCAGACGATTGATGAGATGAATATACCAATATCCGAAGAAAACTCAGAACCATGGTACGATACCGTGTCCAAAATATCAATATGCTCATCCCCCATCCTATTTATCGGAAAACTAATACTATCTATGTTTTCCACTATAGAAAAAGATAATATTCATCCCCCACAAATTATGAATATTGAAGAACCACTTCCACAGTGAAAGAAAAATTATTTCCACGCAGATTAACAATGTCTCCATGTTTGTCGAGAAGACGTACTGCCATTTTATCTATTTTGACTGGACCAAAGTAATGACGTGTTTTAAACGTAGATAGATTTCCCGGATGCATCATCCCTAACTGTTGTATTTGTCCTGTGGAGTATACAGGTATCTGTGCTAAAATATTATTGCCAATGTATCCACGTTGCGTCCTAGACACCACTGTATTGGTGACAAAGTTGTTGTTAAAATCATCCAATTCCAAGAAGATGTAGTCAATTATATTGGTATCAAATACACCTTCGCTTCTAAGAATGCAGTAATGTGTGACAGAATTACCTAAAAACGATACAACGTCTTCCTCGTCTGGTAATTTTGGAACAACATAATCTGGTTTTCTGAATCCCATAATGTATCCGATATTGCGGTGGTCGAGAGAAGATGTAAATCCAGCGGTTTCGCTTGTATCACAGTCAGTGATATCTGATGAGACGACCACAGATTGAAAGTGAACCTCATAATAGAAATCGGGACTGAGATTTGCAGCGTTTGTATCAAATGCGTAGAAGGGTAGTCCTGGGTCAAGAGATATTTTTGCACGAAATACAGTCTTTCGTGTAACAGGATCAATCATTGCATGAATCAGGCGTAGTCCATTGGTGTTGCTGAATATATTATTGAGAGTGGTCGTCATTCTTTCCTCAGTATAGTTCCCTGCAGGTATGGTCACAGTATGCATGGTATCCGCTGACATACCATATACATTGAACGTTTTAATATAGAAGGTGTTGAGTGCAGGTTCATCTGACACATTGTACCAAGTATTCGGCAGGTTGATAGAAGAGAGTGATAGAGAGATAACACGGTCTAGGTTATCCGGTAAGGTCACAATAAACGATTCTGCAGAAGTGGTGTCTGATGCGTCTCTAAACACAGAATCAACACAAACAACCTTACTTACCGTAGTTCTGTCCAATGGGTTCATGTTTCCAAATGGCACCCCATCGTTTATCTGTGCGTGTATGGTAGGTGGACTGGGGCGCTGATTTTCAATAATACTGTTATGCAATATATTTTGGATTATCTCACCTTCTGATTCATCGTTGTCTTCTGATTCACCGTCGTGTTCTGAATCATAGTTGCCTTCTGATTCACCGTCGTCTCCTGCCATCATGATTCGTGTAAGACGGTCTTTGATTTGTATAAAAAACCGGAACATTTGTTTATTATTTGCAGCAGTATTAATGCGTTTGGTAACAGCGTCATGTATTACATGATATGTCATTGGTTCGTTCAGAGGAATACCTATAATATCCTTTAGTTCTGAAACGGAATAGTTATTTGTGTCATAATCAAAGGTGCTCATCCTATGGTAGTGTCTCCAGTATCTACAGTACCTTACGAATATCTTGCTAAACGGTTAGTGGACCAACTGTTTCGGAATGATTCGTTATTCCGCGAAAGTGATTTCGGAAAACAGTTTGAATATCGCATGCGATGTTCATCTTGGAATTGGATTTAATATAACAACTCGACGGGTCTAGTGCTGATTTGTCTTGATAGATAAGAAGTTTCTCTGGAACAAGGGTGAGCCCTGAACCGCGTTTCATATGTGTCTTTCCTTTGAAGCATATCGCTTCGATTTTTTCGACTAATTCCATATCGTAGCGAGATATCGCTTCACGATCCATGCGGTATTCGCCTGTATATATATATCTGTTGTAATTGTTGTTACTATAGATCCATGGCGGCTGATCAGCGTTATGATAATTACGTATTACTCCTACACCTTCGATCTTGTTAGTGGTGTTGTTCATTTCCAATACGTATGCAAATGCATTGATGTGGATTTTAGAAGATATTCGTAATGGACACCCATATATACAACCATTAATATTGCGCTGCGTGCGATATCGTTCGTTTTCATTCCATGTTTCTGTGCTAAACCGAGAAGAGAGAATATGCGGTAACGGTTCGACCAACGACATTAGTCCAATGGTTATTTTAAGCGTATGTATATGTCTCTCCGGTAGAAGACTTGTGTTGTTCAATTTTGGATTTTGGATTTTGGATTCTTTAATGCATGCGTCGCGTCTTAGTGCCGTCGGATATTTTGAGGGGACGTTTCCGGTTTTTCCGTGAAAGAGGTTTTGCGTTACCTAGTTTTATTTCTAAACACGATATGTCATTTTGGTCATTCGAATGGTCTGGTTCTGTATGCAGTTCTTTGATAAGCAAAAAGAGCGTATTAACATCATGAAAATGTTCAATGGTTCGACCGATAACAACATCTTGAGATATATCTGTCAAATTACGGAAAAAGTTGTCACCACATGTAATATCATCCATGTCCTCTACGGTATCCTCATCAATATCCACTGTATATAGGTATTTTTTCCATACGTTATCGGTGCCTATGAGCGCGCACATGTGTCGAACAGTCAATATATTAGGCGAGTCAAGAACCTCTTCGTTGTCTGATACTCGAATCACCACCCCGTCGACATTGATGTACACTCGTGCAACCGTCAATCGTGTGAGGTCCTTTTTATAGAAAGGAGTGTAGTCTGCGAGACACGTTTCTGTAGAGTTTAACCACAGAGTATCCAAATCCGATAGATTGATATCGTCTATATCGTCTATATCGTCTATATCGTCTATATCGTCCATTTGCGCTAACTCTTATTTCGTGGTAGGGTTCTCTACTCTACCATGAAAAAATACAATAATGTACGAAGAATAACGTTTAATCGTATTCGTAATATTCTTCATCATACTCGTCCTCGCTATCCTCATCGTAGATGATATCATTATTTGTGTCTAGACTGTAAATATAGTCGTCTTCATCATACTCGTCAATAGGGTCATTTTCAAGAGCAGAAACGTCACGTTCGTGGCGCGCAATATCAAGTCGAAGCCAATTCAAAAGTTCTGCACATGTCCATTCGACGACAGGTTCGGGTTTGACGCGAGGAGGTTTCTTTGACGTAGTCATAGGCATAGTATCCTCATCGTCTTCTGATTCAACTTCGTCGACCGGTTTAAGTATTGTCGGTTTTCGTGCATCAGCCGACGTTAATACTATCCATCCAGGCAAAATAGTATCTGCCTCAGAAATCGAGGTAGGAGTGGTTTCAGGGGCTATGTACCATGGTCGCACCGTCACATCATTGTCGTCATCATTCTCAACAGAAGAAGTGGAAGTATCTACAACGACATCTGCCCCATCTAATCCAGGGAAGGCAATGGCATCCGTCAAATCTACCTGAACACGTCTAGATTTGGAAAAACCGTTCGTTTGAACACCTCTATATCGGGCATTACGATTACTGTGAAAAAAACTCATAAACTGGGTAAAAGGTTGATGTAAAAATATAAAATGTTATATGTAACAAATACTACTACATATATCATGCGAAACACTCTAAATGGTTTGTTTGATATAATACGATAAAAACAATACAATACATAATATTATATAAAATTATTAAGAATCTAAATGTCGTCTGGGTCAATTTCATCATCTTCATCTCCAAATATCGCAGATGTATCATTGGATTGTCCCTGTATCTGAATTGTATCAGAATGGACAACGTTGGTTTGGGTGCGAGCGGCAATGTTTTCTTCTTGTTCCTTCATAAGACGCTCCATTTCGATTTGCGCATCCGTCATGAATACGAAATCCTCTTCAGAGGATGCTGCTACCGCACCTACTTTCTTATCACTGGCATACCCTGGCACAGCAATAATATTTGACCAATCGATTTTTACACTCGATATGAGCCGTGTCTTGTCTGATTCACGATACACCTCCAATAGGTCACATGTTTGTAGTTTATCTTTGGACTTGCAACTTTCGTAATCGCGCATTCCGACCAAGACTATCGAACCCAACGACAGAACGTTATCACGTTTTCCTTTCCCGCGAAACTTGCCACGAATTACGCATAAACGAGTAACACCATCTATACATTTCACATGACAGTTTGAACCACCAAGCATGCGTTCCACTTGTGCAAAACACTCCCCTTCTTCTTTTGCAACGCGTAGATCACTTGAGGCACCGCCACGTGGCGCGACATTCTTACGTGCTTGACTTTTGTGTCCGCTTCCTCCTGTTGTGTTGCGTACCATGTTGATATGTAGTAGTGCTTACGGTATGTATCGAAAATATATGTCATGTCACAACAAATAGATATTCATTCAATTTTGTCTATAGAAATATAGAAATATAGAAATTGAACATATAAACAATAGCATAGTAATTACAATAAACATGCCAAATGTACCTATTGGATCGCTTACCCCTGGTATGGAATATTGGGTAGACCAATATTGGAACATTAACAATACTGTTCGAAACGATATCCCCAACCATTTTGTAGGAAAGTTTATAAAGTTGATATATATTGTTGGAAAATCTAGAGAAAATCCTCATTCAGGACTTATTCTAATGCTCGAACCTTCTCGCACCAACGTGATTTTCCAAGACGCTAATGGATACGAATACCAAGTAAGTTCGATGAACAACTTCTACCAACGATATAGACCGTCACTCATAGACATTCGTAATAAAAATAATATTCGAGACCTTTGCGTACATTTCCCAGATGAACTACGTCGTATCATATCAAGTTTCTGTGGAGGAAGTAAAGTTGTAAAACATATTCGTGGTCGTCCCATGACAACTCCCACCAACAACAAGTAATAAAAACACAATGATGTGCTATTATATTTTTATAGGGTTTTGTAATTTTTGGGGAAATAAGATATAGGTTAAAAGGTTACGCAACATTTAATCCTGGAGGCGGTGGTATATCCTCACGCTCTTGTTTTTCTATAACCGCGATGCGACGCAAATGATACGCAGTATTCAAATGGTTTGATAATGAACCTTTTGCGATAACCTTGCCACATTCACATGTTATTTTCTTGGCGCGGTCTTTTAATAAACGTTCGCGGTTGGCTTCGTAGTAGGTCACGTTGCGATCCTTGACAATATCTTTGCGCTCACTCTGATATTTTTTTGAATAGGCCAACAAACTTTCACGATTGTTCTGGTATCTCAGTTTTGCATAGGCTAATATCTTATCGCGGTTGCGGTAGTAGTGGAGTTGAGACGAAGAATACTGACTGGCGGTGTCACTGTCGGTGCTTTCAGAGGACTGAGAACTTGAACTGACTTCAAGAACGGTGTCAGTATCGCTTGTCGGAGGGGATATGTAAGGAACCTCTGGGTTTGATTCTGAATGGTGGGAAACCTTGTCGTTTGATTTCTTGGAGGACTGTCTGGACTGGTGGTTGCATATTGGAGGTATATCGTCGGGGTTAAGAAGGGATAACTTCGGACGAATATTACGACGCAAATCACTTGAATGAACCATACAATCAGAGGTATCATGTTGGTTTACAATTTCGTTAATGTTTGATGACATTGTTTATAGGGGATATCAATAGACTATCAGGGAATATTGATTTCAATTCTTTTGAGTGGTTGAATTACATAGGTAAAAAGGTAAAGTTACCTATGTAAAGTATGCTCCTATGCGGGATTGAACCGCAGACCTTCGGCTCATAAGACCGATGCTCTACCTACTGAGCTATAGGAGCAGATATACAATATATACCAGATGAATATCTAGTATATTTCTTTAGATTCTTTAAACAGAAGACGACGGAGGCACACCTTTCTCCTGAGTAAACACAGAAATACATTCCCACAACTTGGCTGATTCTTGCATGTTGAACGTACCGCGCTTCTGAGCAACTGATAAAAAGGCAATCATCAAGTTTAATGCAGAGTTGGTACCATCTACAGGAATATCTACAAGGAGTGTCTTGGGAGCAGCCGCATCAACAGCATCAGAATTGGAATTGGAAGGAGTATTGTCTGACAATGATGACATGGTAATACTCTATATAGAAGCACCTCTTTATATCGGTCATAACGACACATGTATAATACTATGGTTCATATTGAATCAATCCCTGCACATACATCATTCTTTTTCTACCATCGGCTTAGAGCGCATAGCATATACTATGTAGAGTAGTGTATTATATAATGACATATCATATCCAAAACCAGAACATGAACACCATCGAAAAAGATGATATCGCACATATAGATGATCTGCGAACCGTTCTACTAGAAGAAAACTGGATACATGAACACGACGGTAACATGACCTTCCGCAAAAACGGAACTGATTACGACCGCATTATTATTCAAAAATCAAAAGATGCAAACACTTTCAATGTCACCATACCACTCCCATCCACATCAGGAGCATTCCGCACACGTATTGCACACGCACTCGACGTCTTCCTTTACGTAACTACATTCATCGAATACTATGCAGAAACAACATTGAGACAACTAAACTCTCCTTTGTAATGTAATACCATTCTCGTACACAACCATACAAGTGTATGTGCACATTCTATAACAATAAAATCTGTGTGTATTATATAATATACCACATTATGCAGGATTCACATTCATTCAAAATCGAATCTATTACAACCAATGGCGTAAAACAACCAGCGGTTCTGCGCGCGCCACGCGCCTCTTTTAGGAAGATGGTATTTGATACCTTTGGAAAATCTCAGCATCGGGCGAAAAAACACTCCTACTATGGGAATCAACCTATTAAAATTGTTAAACCATTGAAGAGAAACAATAGCAATATGTTCATGTTTCATACACCACTACTTTCACGTAGCAACACACAACCTGGAACGCCAAGAATGACCATGGACATACCATTGGCAACTGTTCCATCAGTTGCATATATGCGGTCAAGATTACCTGCCAAGGATATGAACTATGCATTGCACATGGGCTCAAATATGGGCACTAATCACACCATCGAAAAAACAATTATCCAACCCAAAGCCAACCCTGAACCCAAACACGAAGCACAAACCAATACAGTGACATGGTCTAACAGGGAAGAAGAAGAAGCCAATGCCAAAGCAGAGGCCAAAGCCAAAGCAGAGGCCAATGCCAAAGCAGAGGCCAATGCCAAAGCAGAGGCCAAGGCCAAAGCAGAGGCCAAGGCCAACGAAGAAGCCAAGGCCAAAGCAGATGCCAAGGCCAAAGCAGAGGCCAAGGCCAACGAAGAGGCCAAAGCCAAAGCCGAAGCCGAAGCCAAGGCACAGGAAGAAGCCAATGCCAAAGCAGAAGCCAAAGCCAAGGCAAGGAGAGACATGGAGGCGCGCGCAAAGGCCAAGGCAGAGGCCAAGGCCAAGGCCAAGGCAGCCGCGATCGCAAAGGCGCAACGCGCCAAGGAAGAGGCAGACGCCGCGCGCGCTCGCATTCCAACCTGGGAAAGGAGCAAATTCGACGCCGAACAACTCGCGAAAACCGACCCTTCAAAAACCGACCCTTCAAAAACCGACCCCTCAGATACTCCATACGGTGTGTAAGGGTTGACTCAGATTAATCCGTGTTAAGATATATACGATTTTTTATGATGCGATATACATGCGTATCATAAATAATAAATTAATAAATAAGTTTTGTGGAGACGTAGTTACCTACGAACACCGTGATAAAGAAATGAAACCAAACCACTACAGTATTATGCCAAAGCAGAAATACCACCAGTAGCAGTTGCACTGATCTTACCAGCGGTTGTTCCTGCAGCGTTGGAGGCGAAGACGTAGTTCGTCTCAGTGCTCCAATTGCTACCCAAATAGCCTGCACCGACACTGGTAACATAACGAGAGGGATATTCGACACCTCCAAGCGTGTAAAGTTCACGGGTGCTTCCGCCGACGGAAGGACTACTAGCAGCAGCAGCAGCAGCACCTCCTGCACCAAAAGACAAGTCCAAGTAAAAGAGGTCGCGACTAGCATTAACATTGCTGTTAATAATGCCAACACCGGAAGCAGTGCGACCAGGGGCGGCAGCGACTTGGAGCATAGAACCATACAGAAGGTCAGATCCGTTGCTATCAATGGTCAGTTTTTGGTTGCTTCCGGAAGCAACGTTGGCCGTGATGATGGGGACTCCGAAAGGAGTTCCAACATTACCAATAGCGTCAAAGACGGTTGCAGTTTCGTCGGTGCCTGATGGCCAACTAGTGTCGGAAGAACTAAATCTTTTGACAGTTCTTAAGAGAGTACCGGCAGCGTTTTTAACCTGCACGTCAAAGGGGAAAGCAGTGATCGACGCGGTAACAGTTCTACCAGCAGAAGTCACTGTTGAACCATTTTGGTCAGTTATTGTGTATACAATGGGCACGTAATTCTTACCATTATCAAGGCCAGTAAACTCGGCTTCAGTACTGGAGGCACCAAAAGTCTGGGAACCCACAGGAGTAGCGAGTGCATCCGTGGCGGAAAAGTTGACATCAGTATGAGCACTAGTGGAGTACTCGTAGGTAGCACGGTCATAGAGTTCAACCTTGTATCCTGTGACGGTCTCGCCTTCATTAGGATAAGTCACATTGGCAGGAGACCAGTAAACCGTTAATTTTTCATTGGCTGCCTGGATACTCATGTATCCAGCCTCGTCGTGCGTAGCCAGAGGAATGGTCGCGAAAGTTTTAGTGACGGATGCCGTTTCGAAATCCTGGCCATTGGCCAGGCCGGACTGGGCGAACGCGGCATCAGCATTAGAGATATATGACATCTTAACCTTGAACGCGCAACCCATCTCGGCGGCGGACTTTAGGAATCTTATGTTGAACATAGTGGCAATATCATCGGCACCATCGGCACCAGAAGCACCAGAACCAAGAGCGAAACTCTCTCCTACACCGGTACCAGTCATGTCTTGTTGTACAGAACTCACCACCGGTTTTTTATCACCATTGGGCAACATTTGATACACCTCGTATTTTACCTTGTCAACATGACGACCACCTTCGGTAGCATAGGTCAAATCCTTGGCATCAAGAGATATCACGTAATCATTGCCAGATTCTCTGACATCATTGACTGAGGTATTAGTACCAGCAGTTACAGCGGCTGCCGTAGGGGAAGCAATCGTTATTGTGGGCACCAAGGCTGCGTAATCGGCCTTTGGTGCGAACAATTGGCGTGTGTCGTTGCTTGCGAGGACCAAATCATTGGCAGCAATAGTAGCGGTGGTGCTGTTTGCGTTCTTTGCGCGTAAAGTAATGCCGAACTTCATACCTTGCATATCTGATAAACTCACACTGGCATATGCATTGTGAGTTGGATTAGTACCCGCGGTATATGTAGGATCACCCTGTGCATCAGTACCTTGAATAATATTCTGGGTTCTGGCACGCACGGCATTAAAATGCAAAAGAGTAACACCCGCCGCTTGACCCACTGTCGTTGCGGTCACGGCATTTTCATGAGTAGCATCCACGGTATAGACTGCAGCACCCACGGTATTTGGTGCAGAATCACCAATAGCAGAAGTCACTAACGCACTGTATGTGATAGGGGTCTTAGCACCAGTGGCCTCAATAGGAGTTGAGACCAAAGTCTCAAAACGTTGCTCGGCAGGGTTCCAGACAGTGGAGGTTGGACCAATATTGCCTCCACTTAAGTCACCATCATTGTCAGTCGCATCACTCTCAAGTTCACTTGCATCTGCTGCACCTTGAACCATCGTGGGACTGGCAAAAATATAAGGAGTACTTGCACCGATATCATTCTTAAGACGAAGTGCGAAGATGTATGATTTACCGAGTTCGAGTGGTCCGGAGGAGGCGGCGGTGGTGGTGGGGGAGGTGGCGGTGTCGACAGTGCCTGTGTAATTGACGATGTTCGTTACATTACTACCGGTACCCATCACCTTCTTCATAAGACCAATAGAACTGGTTGTGATAGGGCTAAGTAGGGGAATAGTGGGACTGGTTTCGTCGTGGGTAGCAGGAGGAACATCCGGACTGGCACTGGCGTCATTGAACATAAGGTATCTGAGACTTGTGTTAACCTCCTTCGTCGCAGGGAAAGTTCCTGCAGCCTGAAATACACCATCACCAAGACCACTGACGGTGAGATCAGTCCATGTGGGTTTATAGTAGATTGTGTTAGGGGTGGCACCAGCGGCAGCCGTGTTCGCCGACTTCACAACGGTGCCAGCAATAAGTTCGGAAAGTTCGGCATGAGATATGTCTTCTGAATCAACGGCTATAACTTGAAGTTTTTTGCCAGTTTCCTCACCTCCAAAATCAAGATCCTTGTCTTCCCATCTGAGAGAAACACTCTTGTTCATGTCGGCGGCGCTAGGTGCACCATCGGCTTGGATCTCTTTACCGTTAAACATCGCGAAGGTGGGGGTAGCGGGGGCACCCGTCAAGGATACGATACCAGCACCATCGGCAGAAAGATAACCACCGAACGTGGGATCACTAAGAGTAGTACTATTTTCAGTGTATTTACCAGCCCATTCAGGATAAACGTATGGAGAAGCAGTAGTTCCAGCCCCTGTGCGTGTAGGGGCTACATCGGCATCATTACCAATGGTTCCCAAGACACCGTCGGCGTGGTAAGCACGAACCCATACGGCGTACTTGCCTAGTTTGTTAAGACCAGTAATGGTGGCGGTAGTTTTCGAGGCATCGGCGGCAATATCAGCACTAACAGTAGTAAATGCAAGAGTTGCCTGTGCTAGATCACACGTATTATCGGTATCACCCGCAGCCAATGTTTGGATATAACCCTTGTATCCAACAATAGGCATTCCGAAGAAGTCGGGTTCAGTCCAAGTCGCAACGATTTTGGTTCCGACAGAGTGAGCACCAGCAAGTGCGAGAGTTTTAACATTCTTTGCTTTGTTGGAAGTTGCACTGGTGAGGGTGGTACCGGCAGCAGCTGACATAACGCCAGCCTTGTCCTTCATACGAAGAGTGAACTCGAACGTTTCTCCCTTGACAGGTGTACCAACATCTTCATTCTCGGTTCCGTCAGTAGCAGTAGGAAAACTGACAAGGGTATTTGATTGAACTGAATCAACTGGGAGTTCAATAAACTTAAAAGCCCCACCGGTGCTTTTTCTAATACCGAGGCGCGCCTCAGAAAGATCACTATATCTACCAGTAGTGTGGGTTGCAAGAGTTTGTGCATTCAATACAATCTTAAATTGTGCGTAATTCTCGTTGCCCATGCCCGAAACTCCTTTCATCAAGACGTGGTAGCCTGGTTGGACCGCATTAGGTCCGCCATTGACAATCACATTATCGTTTGCGTCGAGACCGACAGAGGCAGTTGTTTCACCGCGTAGCGTGAATAGGAAACCATATGCTCTACCATCGATCAAACCCGTGATGGTTCCAGTCAGGGCGGTTCCATTAAAGGCAAGATTTGTAAAAGGAGCGAACGAAGAGGAAGCAGTCCATGGGTCGGCCGCTGTTGCTGATCCACCTAGAGTGACTGTTCCTTCGAATACACCGTTTGTTGAATCGTAAGGATCGTTGGTTATGGAATCAGAGTAAGTGATATCATATGTACCAGTAGTAATTGCTGCATTGGCAGCGTCTTGTGATTTAACAACAAAAGAAACTTGTTCACTAACACCTGCATGTACGCTTGCTATCGTGCCGGCGGTGTCGTTCACGAAAGTTTGGTCAGCGACGGGGTATTTGTTTCCAGACAAAGCGGGAGTAGACATAGTTATACTAATACACGTGATAATTATTTTCACCAGAAAAAGAAATAGAAATCCAAATCAATGGATTTCCGTATCCGCTATATGGTTAATTACGATAGATGTAAGACGCATGCGCCGCCCACGAGTTTTTTCGTCCGCGCCATGAGACCACTTGATCCTAAACTTAGAGAATAGACCTTAGTTGTTATTTTCTGGTGCATAGCCATAGCGCGCGGGTCGCGTACGGGTTTTTGTGTGTCGGTGTCTGAAAACAATGGTATTGGTGGACCCATGTTTTTTTCACGCCAGCGTTCGCAATGTGCTACAACACAGGAATGAATCCGTCTGGCAAATATGCTAAACATATCGGTGGAACAAGTAATCCATTTGGAGGTTGCGCTGTCAAATATACACATGGTCTTCGAAGAGTTGTCAACGGATACGTTGACAATGGGTGGTATAAATTCATCGGATTTGGCTGAATATTGTGCGCAAAGATTTCGTTGTCCGTCGATGACGAGATCCGCGAGTACCTCTGCAGAGTTTTTATCCACAACGCATTCGGCATCGCATGGCATGCGTCCTAAATAAGAGACAAAAGCGTCCATACTCATGGATGGAAGTACTTCATTGTTCATTCTCTCCAATATGGCTATAGTGGAGGTTCGTGTGTATGGTTTTGTTCTAGGCGCGGTCGAGATTGCGTTAAGTGCGGATTCGAGTTTTTCGACTTTATATGTCAGTTGTCTCACAAGTTCGCTTAATCGCGATACCGTCTCGATATCACTGTTGTCGTGTATCATGGTTTGTTGATGGTTAGTAAAGTCTGTGTGTGTGCTATATGTTCGTTGTTAGATGAAGGTTGTCTAAATCAATTTTGGCCTTTCGATGTCTTATTGTTCATAATTCTCTCATTTATTATTATAATTATGTATATTTTCTTGTACGGTATATGATGGTATATGATGTTATATGTATATATCAACGTTCTATGTATTCGCTGCATAAAATAGAATGTATGATCTATCTTAAAAAAAGTAAAACACCAAAAGTACTTGAAAAATCAAAATTGGACATTTATAAATGTCCAATTTTGAAATTCCCAGAAGGTTTGTGAATTCAACAAAAAAATATTTTTACCGTAACAAACTTAAAAAGTATCTCACAGTTTGTTACGATAACGAAAAAATGCGAGTTTTTTAGTAGGCTACTATAGGCTACTATAGGCTACTATAGGCTACTAAAATGGCTACTAAAAAACTCGCAATTTCATAGACATTTAGAAGAATGTATATATATGTTATCATTTTACGTGGTATATGTTGTATATACACGAGTAGATTTCCTTACGATAACCTCGAAAATCCAAAAGGACTACTAAAACTCGCAAAAACTCGCAAAAACTCGCAAAAACTCGCAAAAACTCGCAGAATATAGGCTACTATAGGCTACTATAGGCTACTATAGGCTACTATAGGCTACTAGAATGGCTACTAAAAAACTCGCAATTTCACATACATTTAGGAGAATGTATGTGATTATTAGCATTTTACGTGGTATATATTGTATATACGTGAGTATATTTCCTTACGATAACCTCGAAAATCTAAAAGGACTACTAAAACTCGCAAAAACTCGCAAAACTCGCAAAACTCGCAAAACTCGCAAAACTCGCAAATGGACATAGAAATAATAGAGGTATATTGTACATTCATAGTTATTACATCATAGTATGTCGTCTGTATTAAAAAAACCTGATAAGAGTAATATGTTATATTCCTGTCCTCAATGTAATTATCACTGCAGGCGTCGGAATGATTTAAACAAGCACTTTGGAACGCAGAAGCATGCGCGTGTAGTAAACCAACATAGTGCATCTCCTGATGATACGCACCCGGTCCCAAAACCGAAACCGAAACCGAAACCGAAACCGAAACCGAAACCGAAATCAGATATAACTGCATGCATGGTTAGTCCCAAGAACTACAATTGTTTGTGTGGGAAAGTGTATCGTCATTCTACATCTCTGTATAAGCATCGACGACTTTGTGAGTATTTTCAGAAACATCTGTCGAGTTTATCTACAGAATCAGAACCCGAGTCCGACCCAGAGTCCGAAGCCGAGTCCGTTCCTGAGCCAGAGCCAGAGCCAGAGGCAGAGCCAGAGCCAGAACCAGAGCCAGATGTATCTCTTAATGTAGATTCCGATGCAGAAATATCACGTATGTTAATCGCGCTTATGAGTGAGCAATCGAAAGGCTATAATACCGTGATTGAGCAGATTGAGCAGCAAGGCAAACAAATAGCGGAGGTGGCTGCCAAGGTGGATACAATGGGCGTCACAAATAACTTTAATTTGAATGTTTTTTTGAATTCTGATTGTAAAGATGCGATGAATGTAATGGATTTTGTCCAGACGATCAAGGTTACGTCTGCGGATTTGGAACGTCTCGCCGACGTAGGTTATGTGGAGGGCGTTGCTCGCATTATGTTAGATGGTCTTCGCAAGTTGGATGTGTGTCAGCGTCCTATCCACTGTACAGATGTGAAGCGTGAATCATTTTATATCAAAGACAAGGATGTTTGGGAGAAAGATAATGCGAATGGTGATAAGATGCATCATGTTGTGAAGAACGTAGCTCATCGGAACGTTGCAGCATTGCCCGAATGGCAAAAAGAGAACCCATCCCATCGTGATTTTTCCACGCGTAAGCACGAACAGTATATGCGTATTGTGAATGCTGCTTATGGTGGGTCTACCCAAGATGAGACGAATAATTTTCGCAACAAGATAATCCGCAAGGCTGCTCCAGAGTTGGTTCCACCCAAGAAGTCAGCACGCGAGAAGGTGCAAAGTGAATAAATAGGTGTCACGTGATGTAAATAAAAAACAACCTTCCATTTGGTTGTTTTTTATTTTGTTTTTTGTTTTTTGTTTTTTGTTTTTTGTTTTTTATTTTGTTTTTTGTTTTTATTGTGCGAGTTAGTTAGTCAAATTCGAAGCGACAGAAGGGACATTCATTCATATATACGCGTTTATAACAGTCCGTGCAAGTGGTGTGACCGCATTGGAGGTCGATGTTGAGTTTTTCCTCGTAGCAGATACCGCATTCAGTGACATGGTTCAATCGTGTGAATAACGCGACCTTGGTAACGTATGGCAAAACGTCTCTGTGGCTGGAGATCTCAGCGAGACATTGCGTGGTGTATTGTCCGTTGGGTGCCGCCTTGAGTCGTTCGTATAGGGTGATTGCTCCTATTTCTTCCAATAAGTTGGTGAACACATTACAAGTGCGCTTGTTGTGTCCCAGTCTGCTGAAACGGTATGCGAACTCCTCGGTTTTTTCTGGGTAATTTTTGTAGAGAAGCATGCATGCCATGTTGCTGGATGCGCTATCACCCCAGTCGCATGCCATACTATAGTAGCGTATGGCTTTATCTAGGTGTTCGTGTTCTATTTCGCCTTCATCGAGAAAACCTCTCATGCGTAGATGTAAACTCGCAAGGTTGTACATGGCGAGAACGTTTTCGTGTATGTCGATGGCCTTTACGTATGCCTGTTCTGCTTTATCGATGTCGTCATGGCATGTTTCCTGTATCTGTGCGTAGTCGAGGTAGCAGGGTGCATTATATGGGCTGAGTGCGATGGCCATTTCGTACGCAGGTTCTGCTTCGAGTTGTTTTTTGTGGCGGCAGTAGGTGTCGCCTACTGCATTGTGCATGATGGCTATTGCGAATAATCCTTCTGGTTCAGTGAAGCATTCGTCTTTGCAATCTGCTGCAACATCGATATCTTCTTCTCGAATATCGGTATCGCATTCGCATGTGCATTTGAATAATCCGTATTCGACAAGTTCTCTTCTGTGTCTCCATGTGGGTTTGGTCACAACTTGTTGATTTTGCATGATACGGTTCATGTTCATGAACTCGATGTAGTCTGGGTCGTCTTCGATGTCATCTCTCTGAGCGTATTCCTCTTCTTCTTCGTCGTCTTCGTATTCTTCATCGAAGTCTCTGTCATCGTCATCGTCTGTGAGAATTGGATCAATGATGTCGGCGTCGAACTCATCATCGAAAACGGAGTGAAGGTCAATGACATGTGTCGTGTCTGTGGCATCGATGCCCGAAAGGTCTAGTTCTGCGAGGATTGGTGTCTGTGGTTGGTCGTCTGTGTTTAGGTCGTCTAACGTGAGCGGTTGATATTCGTCATCTGACGTGTCAATGTCGTCCATATTGACGAGTTCGTCTCCATCGTCTTCGTCTGAGGAGTAGTCTTTCCACATGGGATGTTCGACTATGTTAAATCCTTCTCTGGGAGTAACGACGATGTGTGTGTCATTGTTTGTGGTGGAAGCAATGGTTGTCATAGTGATAGTTAAATGATTACTGATGTAATATTGTTGTTGATGCAATGGTGGTTGTTGAATATTTCGTGTCAATTCTTTTTGTGTGTATTGTACATATCCGTTACATCGTATCAATATATGGGTGTATTTTTGGTTATTGGATTGGTTCTGTGTGGTACCGCAGTAACGTCTGCTATTATATTAGTTTCTGAACATATGTATGTAGTATCTGAGAAAATTCATGCGCATTTGTTTGGTCAGTATGCGCCGCGCAGGTGTGACCGTAACATGTCAAGATTATAATATGAATAGTTTGTATTACGATATACGTATATATCGTGATATAGGTGTACAAGTGTTTGTTATTTAGAATGCAAGATGAAATATTGAAAGAAATATGTTCAGATGTGGTCGTCCGCGTGCCTGTTCCAGCGTCGAAGGCGTCTATAATAGAATGTTTGACTGATGAGGAGCGTACGGTGGCTCTATGTAGTGGCGTAGCCTGTCTGCGTCAAAGCCGTAAGATGCTGGCAGGTGTTACAGAGCGTCAGATGCATGCCGAGATAGAGAGTGGTTTCCGTGCGCAACTAGATGCACAGGCCGCAGAGTTATCTCTTGAGAAAACGTTATCAGCGGAACGTGCTCGCTCAGCGAACGAACGTCTCGATAAGGAGGTGGATAATGTCGTTCGCCACAAGACGGAGTTGCTCGACCGCATACTCGGTGACAAGGAGGAACAGGTGCGTCAATTGACAAGTTTGTTGCGCGAACGGGACTTGTCTCTGATTGAATCCAAGGAGACCTTGCGTCAGCAGGTGTTCGAACGTCGCGTCAAGATAGATGAGGAGGTATCCGCTGCGGTGCGTTTGCACGAACAGATGCGAGACGCCACGTTGCGCGACGTGTTGTCCAAGACTACCGACGCGTTGGATATAGTGCAAAAGCAGAATCAAAAGCATACTCGGACGTCAACTGAGATCGGTGCTCTTGGTGAGCAGCAGTTTATCGATATCGCGGAGAAAGCGTTTGTAGATTTTGAGGGTTTTCAATTGGTGGATGTGCATGCGCAGCCGCACAAGGGCGATGTGCATTTATCGATAAAAGACCTGACCATAATGGTGGATGCCAAGGCGTATTCTCGTCGTGTGGATTCCTCCCAGATTGAGAAGTTAAAGGCTGATTTACGGTGTAATGAACATATACCGTTTGCGTGGTTGGTCTCTCTAAATACGGGTATAGACCGCAAGGATGGCGTAGCCTTTTCTTTTGAGTGGATAGGTGAAGAACAGTGTGTGGTGTATGTGAATAATTTGTTGTCTCATGCGGATCCATGTCTTTTATTGAAAACATTATATTATCTGTGTCGCGATCAGTTGGCACGCGTGCGCGCCGCTGGCGACGACGGCGCAGATGCTCGCGAGTTGGTGTCGTTGCGCGCGGATCGTCGTAATACGTGCGATAAAGTAGGCGCCTTGAAGAAGCGCTTGCGTGAGGTGAAGAGCGCCATTAGTGGATTGCGCAGTTTGCATACCGATTTGGAGCGCGACGTTGCTGGTTTACTGAATGCTGATGTAGTCGACGGTGTGGGAGATAGCGGCGTTCACAAGCACTACGCTTCGGTAAGTGAGTGGTGGAGTGCGTATGCCGAATGCGTCGATGGTGAAGAGGGCGATGCGCTGGTTCTTAAGTCTCCTGTAATTTGGTCGCAGTTGAAGCGTGATCGAGCGGATATTTGTGCAGATATGAGTGTGTCTGAATTCAAGGACGTATTGTGTCTTATCGTTCCTGCTTCGAATGTTGTCCGAGCGCGTGGAAAAGGTGGTGGCGTGGATATATTGCGCTACCGTGCGCGTGCGTCGGCGTCGCATCCGTCTGAACCTGTTGGTGCATTGGTTGTGTCAACCGAGTGTCTTGACGATGTATCGTCCTAGTCGTTTATTTCCATACGATTTTGTTAAATATATTGGCTGGAGCAAACGGTCGAATGGTTGCGAACATGGTTTTTACAAATCGGTTTGCATTAACGATGCGTATCTCCTGTAGGTTTTCACCGTATTCATTAAAAATAGTTAGCAATCCTCTTGCGGATGCGACACGTGTGGAATGGTAGAGAGTAAATCCCTTTGCGTCGAATACGAATATCCATTTCTCTCTATCATTGTTTTCTAAAACCTCTCGATAGTGAGTGAGAACCCCCTCTGTGTCATGATTGGTTGCGTCGCCTGGGCATGTATAAAAGAGGTTTGCGCCTCCCTGTCGCCCCATTTTGAAAAAAGAATGACTTGATGGGTCATTGTCGCACAATTGACACATTGTAATGTATATAGGAGAGAACTAAAAGTGTCCATTGTAACGATATATACATGATTACGTCTCGATGCATCCACGCAAGTATTCGTCCAGTTCTGGTATGGAACCGCCATCGTATTTCCCTAGGCATTTTACACGTGTGATCTGTATAGAGTGTTTGGTTTTGAAGTCCATTGTGTCTGGATCAACCCCCTCAACGAGGATCGAGTACGAGAGGTGTACCCTGTGTTCCTGTATGTTGCAGACGATGGCATTCAAGAAGAGACCTGTATAGGATGTTATGAAGAAGGTGATGTGTAACGAGGTCGTGTCTTTGTTGGTTAGCATGTTATTCATGGTTTGAATGAGTCTGAATTTGGTATCGCGGTATTGAACTTTTTTCATGTTTTTTGTGACGGTGAGGCATCGGTTAGCGATGTCGTCGAGTTGCGCGGGCGTAAAGGGAACGGTGCGCTCCTCCCCGAGATCCGTTATATACAAGTACTTGAGCAGGTAGTGGCACGCGCAGTCGGCGAGCCTACGTATCGGAGAGGTGAAGTGACAGTATTCTGGCGCGCCGACGAGGTCGTGCGCCGCGTTCGAGGACAGGTAGTCTGCCTGTATTCCGTTGGCGATGATTTCGTTGAGCAGGTTATCTCCAGTGATGCCATCGAATACGGTTCCGAGCCACTCAGCCGCGGCGCATGTGCGAAATATCCCTATGCCACCCATGCGTATTTTGAGGTATTCGCCCACGAATGAGTTTGCGAATATGGCGAACTCTGCGATCATTTGTTTCATATCCGCCTCCTTGGCGTCTACTGTGGTGAGGCGTGGTCCGCTAGGATTTGTATAATTTACAATGGACGGGTTTACCTCGCTCAACCTCGTCCCGAGCGTTTTTTTCGCCCGCTGCGCCACGAGCGCGTTGCTTATTTGTAGTCCTGTGGTCAGAACAAAGTTGCTGTTGCATGCGTTACATGCGTCGTTGTATGTGAGAGCGCGTGCGGTTTCCACCTTGATAGTAGAGAAGAGCAGTTGGATGCGCCCCCGCGGCGCAAACGTGTCTGTGTCGATTTCAGTGAGTACGGTGACGGCGTTCTTGTGGTCGCCGTGTCGGTTTACCATGAGACTTGATTCATCGACGACGGTTTTGGGCATCATGTGTATAGGTTTTCTATTAGACGGGTATCGTGTAATAGTTCTCTCTACAATGTCTCTCCATAGAGAGGAATCAATATGGATTAGTTCAGTGGGATCTGCGATGTGTATTGCTAGCCATAAGGTGTTGTCATCGTTCATATAAATACTGAACGCATCGTCTGCGTCTTCGCAACCAGGAGGGTCGATGCTATACACAGGTTTCATTGTAAAATCCGTGCGGTATGTTGCGGAGATGGAATAGGGATGTGGGTTCGCGACGCAGTCTGACGTTGTCAGTTGAAAGTCCGCGTTGACGTCGCGTTGCGCACCGTATAACGGTTCAACTTTGGAGGTGTATTTGTTTTCAAATGCTTGGTTGTCCATATAATACTGCTGTATATAAGTATGATATATACTACCTAAATGGTGCCGTAAATGAACGAACGATGATATAATAATAATAATAGTATTATGTGTATGATTAATAATATTATTTACGTGATGGTGAGAACGAATTACACAAGAGTAATAATGAACTTGAATGGTAAATCACCAAGAGATTTGTTCGCGGCACCTCCATCGAAGAGTGTTCCTGCATCTACATCATCATGCTTCAAGTTAGTACCAATAGTGATCTTATCACCTGCTTGCCAGATGAACGGGTAAAAGTCTTGTGTATCCCCCGCGGCAGTGATTTTGTTGCTTCCGTTGAACATGCCGCCTGTGCTAGTGGTAAGGCGGTAGTGAGCCGCGGGTGTTCCCTGAATCTTTTCGCGTAATGCGTATAGCAAGAACTGTGCAGGTCTGCTATTAACAATTTCTTGGCTGTCATTTTCACCAGTTGTTCTAGTGCTAATGTCTGCCGCGTGATTTAGTACCTCAAGTTTTGTTCTGATGGAACCTTCGAAAGTATCATTACCATTGATAGTCACACCTCCGGGACCAGGACTGGTCAAGTAACTGTTAATTTCAGTTTTCATGGCAGGAGTTGTGGAGAAAATATCAGCCATCTCTCTTACACCAAAGATATCATATGTCCAGTTTTCTACCACGATATCCTGAATAGCATCGCCTGAAGCGGGGATATTGTCTTCGAACTTGGATGTATTCTTGTATGATGATGCGGTAATACCATGTAGTTCAATATCGTCTCCAACCATGGTTCCAGCAGCGTTTCCACTCTTCATGACAGGCCAATTATTTCCATTTTGAAGTAGTTCAATAGATTCACTTCGTAGCGATGGTCCAGAGATGAGGTTTGTCCATACAGAGGTTCCTCCGCTGGTAGTGATACCAGGGGTTTCTGGTTTAAAGTAGAAGATATTGTTAAAACTGCTCTTATTCATTTTCAAGTTGCATGTAGCGTGGTCATCGAAATCTGCGACAGCGGCACTGAAAGGTGTAGTGGCTTGAAGTGTAAATGCCTGTGAAATGGTGGAGTCAATGTTAAGTCCCGCAAGGTCAACCGTGATGATATGTCCTGCTGCTTCTATCATAGTAACAGTTCTCTTTCCTCTGATATCTCCAAGATATCCCGGGGTGTTGTCCCAGTCGGTTCTACCAGTAGAACTCTTTCCTGACTGGGATGTGTTCGAAGCATCTGCATCAGGATCAGCAATGGTGGCGCCAACAGTTCCAGCAGCCCATTCGGCAGATTTTTCAGACCATGTGTTGTTATTTGCAGCGAAGTTGAATGCATATACGTCTTCATTGGCGATACGATATTCCTCAAAAAAAGTAGCATTGGTGGGTTGTCCAGGAGTTACGTATGCCCACAATGTTCCACGTTGGCTTGCCGTTAGTTCGATGTTTCGTGTGACACTAAGAGGGTCTCCTGCTGCATTGTTGTCAGGAGAACCAACTGCTTTGAGGTCGTCATAGACAAGTGAACCGGGTGATGCAGCGGTAAGATTAGACCCTGCAAACTCAAGGTTCAATGTTTCGTCTTTCACGAGAATGGGTTGACTACGTGGAGTCTTTCCATGATAGTCAGCATCATTCTTGATGGTAACCAATCTGGTTCTGGATGTCTGACCACCAGCGGCGTTGGTTACAGTCCATGTAAAGTATCCATTGGTTCCAGCAGGGGCAGTGGGGTCAACAGCGTTGTAGTAGGACATTTTGTTTCCACCCTCACCATTATGTTTTGCTCCAAAGTTCGCTGTAGCAGCAGGGTCCATAGGTTCTCCATCAGCATAGAAGATCTCAGTGTAAGGATGTCCTCTAGCCCAACTCACAGATTCGGGACCATGGAACAGAATCTTATCAGAATCTTTATTGTATGTGAATACAAACTTGGTTGTACCATCAACCATGTCTCCTGTGGCAGGGAGAGCAACCTTTCCTTGAACATTTCCATTTGGATTTGTTTGTCCTGCGACGTTTTGGTGACTAGCAGCAGGAGTAAGTGGAGGCATGGTAAGAGTATATGTTTCAATAGAAGTCATACCCTCTACAGTAAAAGCAATATTCTTTACCTGAACAGCGCTGTTCATGGATGCAAGAGGATGATCGATGTCAGTGACAACAACATTAGACACCAATGCAGTCTTATCATCAGCTGCAGCATCTTTGAGGATAATACCAAGTGTTGCGGCGTCGTTGATGGGACCAACAGCGGGGAGAGTAGTAGGGATATTCGCGACAAAGTTGAACTCAATAATAGATGCATTAGTAGTTCCGTTGTTGGTCACAACACCGTTTGCTATTACAGCAGCAATGGTTTGGCTACCGTCTTGTCCAGTGTATTTCATTCCTGCGGTATTTCTGACTGTAATAGTGAGTTCAATCGGTGCGCTTGAGTTGGTTCCACCATTTCCACTATCGTTAGCAAAGACAGCAAGTTTATATACGTTGTTATCAGTGTCATCATAGTTGTTATCGAATGATATGGCATCTACAGTAAGAGTTCCAATTCTATCGGAACCATCATCGGTCGCAACAATCCTAAATGTAGCACTATTTCCTCCATCGACACTTTGGACAATTAACGAAGTAGCAGTTCCTCCTGCAACAGCACCGGTTGCCACTAAATAGTATTGTGCGTCAGCGATAGGATCATTAGCACCATGTTTAGTGGGATCTAATTTGAATTCTGCTACGGTGGTAGGAGAAGAAACCTCATCAAAATCAAAGGCATCGGCACTGTCATTAATAGTCTCATATGCAACACCATTAAATGATATATCGTTGATAACAGGTGCAGTGGTATCAGTAGAAACAACAACCTTTATAGGTAAGGTTCTACTTGCAGTGGTATCAGCTGAAGTATTACCACCTCCATCTGTAACAGTAAGAATGGCGTTATATTCTTTTTTTGCTGCATAATTGGTGGCGGTTAAAGGGTGAAACTTAACATAACCAGTGACAACCTTGTTAGCCGCATTGGCTCCACTTGAAATAAGTGTGGTGTGATTAGCCTCTTCATATACTCCAAAATTAGCAGCATCTACACCAGTGAAACTCCAAGTACATAGTTGGTTGAGGAAAACAGGAAAGGACTTGGTATCAGTGCTAGCATCCGTTGTAACAGTTCCACCAACATGTCCACCATCAGAATCAGGGGTGGAACCATTATACCATTTAACAACGTCTCCTGCAGCAGCGATATTATCTCCCGATTCGCGTTCGATCGCACCATCACCGTCACCATAAGCGGCTTCATAGAAATCAATCTGAACAGGTGTATATGTTACAGTAAGTATCATAGTAGCGCTTTCATAGTTTGGCACAGCCAATTGAGTAGGAGGAGTGGTATCGTTCATATTACCGTGATTATTTCCATTATAGGTAAGTTTTACATGAGCAGTCTCAGAAACGGCATGGCCTCCATCTGCGTTTGTCTTTCTTACTAAAGTAATGTAATTGACCCCACTAATTCGTTCAACATCAATATTAAAGTTTCCCCCAGTCATATCACCGCTGACATCGTTTTGAAAAGATGCAGACATTAGTAGTTCATCATTTTCGTTGGTTTGGATGATAGGATATCTTGCCTTGTCAGTTGTATTGAGTTCAGGGATAGGAGAAGTTAAATCATTTGCTGTGGTAATCGCAGTTAAAACCGTAGCGGCAGCATCTGTAGTGCTTGAAGATACAAATACACCAATAGCACGTGTGGCTGTGGTAGTGGGAGTGGCTACATCGGTTGCCACCAAGTTAATTTTGTATAATATTTGTGTGTTAATATTGGCAGAACTATTAAGAACAAGAGTTGCTTGTTGGGTCGAGTCGTTTTCCCTGGTAGCATATGTAACCGTAAACTTGCCAGCGTCTTGACCAGAAAGACTATATGTCACGCCACTTGCACCAGCATCTGTAACTGTATATGTTACATTTGAGGTCGTCGCTTGATTCAGAACAACTGGATTAGCTGTATAACTCGATGGAACAATCGTTAGCGACATCTTACTTATACATACTGGTTACATAATTTTTTCATAGTTATTCATAGTTATATGTATAATTTTGACCTTATTACTTATGTATTTATTATTGAATGCTTAGGTCATATAAAATAGCACTCAGTTTCTCTGAATTAAATCCTTCAGAACCAGGGATACCATAAGTATTTATATATATTCTGTATTCTGGCTTAATATCAAATGATGTGACCACGGTTTGTTCTGTTTCAAACAGGCCTACTGAAAAGTTCAGGTAGTATGTATCAATATACTCTTTCAGTTTTGTGATATTAGTCAATATATCTCGATATTCTGCTAAATCTTTGTTATCGTTTCTTAGTTGGTTGTTTTCAGTTTGTAGAGTAGTCGCAGCGTTTAAACCATCAATAAGTGTATGTATGAAACTTTTATAGGCAGGAAAATTAGGACTTGTGTTTGGATAAGCAGAAAAGAGAGATTTTGATTTTAAAAATTTGAATTTATTCTTAGCGCTAAACGTAGAAAGGTTATTTCCAGTCAGCAACTGTCCTAATCGAAGCGCCTCTTCTCTGTCAAACCCTTCATTCAGTAGGTCAAACTGTCCCATTTTAAACTGTCTCATATAGGTGTCGAATGTGGAAAGAATAATATGTCGCATTTTATCGTATTTCATGAGTTCGTCAACGTGTTTGTTGCATTTTTGTTCTTTTATGGAGAAAAATCCTCCCTTGTTTAAGTGTATCATTCCACTGTATGATTTTTTGGCAAACATATCGATAGATGTGTTTGATTTGTTTGATAATTACTATACGGTGGTAGAATATAATTTAAAATCTACCCAAATGATAATATAACTGTTCGATGTATGATTTGGATGTCGTGGATTACAGTGATTCCGAACTTATTAACGCCATCGGGTCTTCGCAAACTGTAGAAACCATGAATGAGAGTGTTTTGCGCGACGATGTTGATAATTTCAAGAGTAAAATAACAGGTATAACGTCGCCCGGTGCCGAACGAAATGGGTTAATTGTGTTTGCAGATAATGCGTACGACCGTCTCTTAAACTATATCCGTAAGCGTCCGCCTGTCCAGTTACCGCCTACAAATTATAACATTATACAAAGTCAGAATCAACTTAGTGGTGGTGTTCATGCAGTGACAACTGATAAAGTGGTTCCACCTACCAACGTGACGGATTATAAGTTTTCTGCTGGTGTGATTAATCCAATTGAGAAGCGAACCTTTACGAAAGTGGTTACGATTGACAGCACGTTTAGGAAAAATTACGATACTACGTCGTCAAATCGTTTTCAGTGGTCATTGAATCAGCCTGAAAACAAGGTTGTGTCTATGAAACTTGTTTCTCTCGAACTTCCTATTATGTGGTATGACATATCTGAGAAAAATAACAACAATACCTTTACAATAAAGTTATTCAATATGCAAAAGTATGGTGATAAGACCCATGTGATTAGCGTACCCTCTGGCCACTACAACAATCTGGAAATGATGATGACTATTAATCAATTATTTATCAACACAGGTGAAGGTTTGGAGTACCTGTTCTTCAATATCGATCCTATCACAACAAAGTCTTCATTTCGTGTGGTCAATCCAGAGTACGATGACCCTGTGTATAGTGAACTTACTGAAGGCATTTACGACCCTGCTTATGCGCATTATTCTGCCAATTTTTTCTACGAGATATCCTTTTTCTCTCCTGTGACCGCCGCAAAGAGTGTTATACCCCAAGAGTTAGCGATTCGCAAGACATTAGGATGGTATATTGGTTTCCGCAAGCCTACATATACTGCGAACAATCAGACAGTATTGGAACATACTGTGAATGAGCATGAGAAGGTTATCCTTCACAAGGGAGTGGTTTCTAGCGAGACGTCGTTTGGTTCTGGTCGAGGGCATTATATGTTCGTCGCTGTGAACGATTACAATCGCAATTGTCTTACAGAGACGATATCATCCCAAATAGGTGATGTCTTTGTTGGTAATAATATTCTCGGGCGCATTTCCTGTACCAGTTCACCTACTGAGGTGATGGTGAGTAGTCCATCGGATCGCATATTTCGGCAGCGCGATTATTTGGGTCCCGTATCTTTGAATAAGTTCACGGTCGAATTGCTGAACAAGTACGGCGACTTGGTTGATTTGAACAACAACGATTTTTCTCTGTCTCTCGAACTTACAGTATTGTATTAGTCTGTGTTTCTCTCTATGATCAGAAATCCAAAGTGTTTTTGATGATATATTTTCTAATGTGTAACATTTACAGTCGGATACGTTGCGCATCGTTGCGCACCGTCGCTTGACGCATCCGAGATTCTCTTTTCTCTCTATGATCAGAAATCCAAAGTGTTTTTGATGATATATTTTCTAATGTGTAACATTTACAGTCGGATACGTTGCGCATCGTTGCGCACCGTCGCTTGACGCATCCGAGATTCTCTTTTCTCTCTATGATCAGAAATCCAAAGTGTTTTTGA